TACGCGCCAATCATGTGCTACCTCCGAGTAGTAAACATGCTGCACGTTTTCCCAAAGTAATTTCAGACGACGCCAAGTTCTGATCTGACGATCGCGCACAGCTCTATCTTCATCGTCGAAGTGATCGACAATGTGCTTGAACTGACGTTTCAGATCTTCTGTTAGTTCTTCTTCGTGTTTAGCCATTATGCGAATGCCGGCCTTCTGCGTGCATTCTGTCTACCCGCAAGAATAGAATCCGCGAGTGAACTAGATGGTCCTAAACCAGAATTAAATCCACCGAATGGATTGTTCTGTGGTGGAGGAGTTGGTTGAACTACTGGACCTTCAGGAGTCTGAGGAGTTCCTACTTTACTAAGTTGGGATTCGGCAGCAGTTCTACCTACATCACCTAATGCTTTACCAAGCATTCCAACTTTACCGGCTCCTCCCATACCTGCGGCACCTTTAAGTAACTTGGCACCTACACCGGATGATGGACCGATTCCTTTTAATGCTCCACCAGCCACAGCACCAGTACCAGCACCGATACCACCAGAAATAAGAGCATCCTTCCAGCTACCGCCGGAGACTTTGGTATCCAGCGCACTTAGTCCTCCCTGCAATGCCATACCGAGCGGGATACCCACTCCAGGTATAGCCATAGCTGCATAGGGTGCAACTTTTAATCCGATTTTACCGAGAGTTTTCCAGAATCCCATGACTAGTACCGTTGCCTTTGCATGGTGAGTGATCGTGGATCAAATGCATGTTTAGCTAGTGGAGCCGCACCGACAGTAGGAACATTTCTCTGAACAGGTGCCACTGCCTGATTCGGATTATTCTGACCAGCTAAATATGATTGAAATGCTGAGAGTAATGCAGGGTCAACTCCACTGAAGAAACCAGACTGACCCCCACCCATGTTAGGATTATATGTTGGACCTAATCCACCACTATCATCCCCACCACCCATATCGTATCCACCTGCTGGTGGACCACCAGTACGCGTCCATGCAGGAGTAACGATTCCAGTACGATAGTTCATTCCTAAGTCAAGGACTTCACCGAATGGAGTAAGGAATGTACCATTACCGGCTAATTTCGTTGCACCATTCTGTGAAAGCCATGCGTCAGTTCCCGCCTGACTTTTAGTACCAGAACTCATCCATGCGTCGCGCCACTGTTCGCGTGTCTGCCCATTTAATGTTCCGTCGTGGCCTACATTAACTGGTTCCTGCTGCTGGTTATTATTATTGTTATTGTCGTTATTGTTATTATCTTCTGGTGGTTTAGGCGGTTCAGGTGTAGAACTAGATGCCGGTGGAGTAGTCGGAGTATTCGGTGCAGTGGTTGGACCGATTCCACTGTTAGGTGTTTGAGCAGGCTGCGCCCACGCACTATCAGGTTGTCTACGTCCGCCGCGCCCAATCTGTACAGCCATGATTACCTACACTGTCACTTTAGACAGATATGCCCACACACCCAGGATTTTAAGTAACCAGATGATCACGACTACAATGACGAACACATTGAGAATGCGTAAGATGGTCGCATCAATGTATGGACGACCATATGTATTGATGAGTGCGAGTACCACACCGACTACAATCAATACCAAGATTACTGTGATGAGCGGCATTATTTTGCCTCCGCAACACCGAGTTCTTTTTCCAAGTCTGCGATTTCTTTCGCCTTCTCTTTCATTAGTGCGGCTTTCTTTGCATCTTCAGCTTCTAACATCTGTTGACGCATACGCCACGGAGTGAACTGAGGAACTATTGGTTTGAATTCCTCAGTGGAAACTTGAGGTGGCTCGACCTTATCCTTGTCCAAGAGACGGTGGAGTAATTCTTTACGCTCAACTTCACTCCTATGGAGTGATTCACGCAAGACCTCGCACGTTTCACATGGCACATCAGATAGGCCGAACCACTTATATAGAAGTTGTTTAATCATTTAGTTCCTAGAATGACGATATCTAGCTACTGGACGAACAGTCTCTGAATCTGACTCAATCTTCTGCATGTTCCGATAAAAAGCCGTCCAATCCTGATTCGCTTCCAGTTGCTTGATAAGATTCTCTTGTTTCTCAACTTTCTTAAACTCCTCAGCGGAGTCCTCAAAGAATCCTTCTGCTGCATCAACCAGATATCGTAATCCGTCAATTGGATCGTCACCTTCAAACTCCGCGATATCTTCAGCAGGTTTGTTGCCCTTCGGCTTATCGTATGAACACGCCTTAATCGCCTCAATCAAGATGGGACACGCATCTCTGAATATCTGTAATTTCGGGATATTCATCTCTGGTTCAGGCGGTGTAAAGGAATTCATGTATGAGTGATACTCATTGATTCCTCGATTGCGCATGATCCACATTGCGTATTCTTCAGAGTATTCAGGGATCTCGGTAGGATTCACATACTTCTGATGCCATCTCAGATATTCATGGATTAGCATCTTGCCTGCGATTCGACTACCAGGACTATTATTAGAAAGCTCGATTGAGATTCCCAGTTCACTCTCTATCTGCTGTTGAATCGTCTGTTCCTGCCCACGATCCTGTCCAGCAGACTTGCAAAATCGTACCAAGCGGGGGCTTTCCTTATCAATATGTAACTTGACGTACGGTGCCCACTCAGCAATCTTGGTTTTCGTCCAATACTGTTCACGATAAATGTATATTCGTCGATTTGGACTAATAGCTGCATAACCAATCCATGTCATTGCAGTATAGCCCCAATCGCCTATGACGATGCGCGGCCACCACGATGGGATGTCAAAAGAATCGACCACATGGATGGCGTTATCTGGCTCATCGTCGTATTTATGGTCGCGGAATTCGTCGAATACTTGCCCCTGATACGCGTCCCAATCACCCTGTAATTTGGCTTTCCTCTCAGCCTCAATAGTAATACCTTGTAGACTCTGTTTGTACGTCGGATCGATATACTGATTGTCCTCCAGGGTGGAATGAATGTAGATTCTTTTATTTCCACCCCTTCCATGAATGATTACTCCGCCTTTTGGTGCGGGCTTAATGAGTCGTTTGTAGACCCATGTATGTCCGATACCACCCGGCATTCCAGCGGCACGTATAATAGCGGGCAGCTCAGGCACGGGCGAGCGCACCCTCTGAAATCCAATGTACAGATAAATCCATTCGGTGATGCTAGTAAGTTCGTCAGGAGTGAAGAGATTGATTTGCATCGAATCGTATTTATGCACATCATCTTCATTCTCACAATGACCTAGAAAGATCATTGATCCTTCATTACTTGGTCCATACTTTGTACTAGTTCCAGTTCCGTACTGATCTTCACGCGGAAATGTCCAGCACATCTCTGACTTATTTAGGGTCGCTCCAAATCTTCTATACAGTTCACGAGAACGGGGGATGATTTCATTCCTTAGTTCAGGGAAAGTACGACGTAGAAACACCTGCTTGAATTTGGGGTGTTCATGCCAGCGATGTACGATACCGTACAGAAGCAAGACATCACTCTTACCTGATCCAGCACCACCTCCATATAGAGCTTCTTTGATGGAGGTGGGAATGGATAGAAAGATTTCTTGCTTAGGTTCTGGCTTCCATTCATTCGGGTTTCTACTCATTGAACTGATTGATTAGAACTGGATTGGACCCATACTACGTCCACCATTAATTCCAGTATTCTTCATCTTCATTCGCTGTAACCACTGTTGGATTCCTGCCTGATCTCCCTGCCCCATTGCCTCTGTATTTCCTACAGGTAAATCAGGCATAGGAGTTACAGGCATATTTGGATCAATCGGCTGTTGGCCCATCATTGGTGGCTGCTGCTTCATCATACCACCGAATTTACCCATCATTCCACCCATCTGTGGCATGGACTGATTCATTCCCTGACCTATTCCCATAGGTTGCATCTGAGAGAATGATGGACCAATCCCTTTCATTCCGGGTGGTGCAAATTTCTGCGCGGCATTAGCTGCACCCTGCGCCATGCCATTCATCTTCTGCACACCCGGTAATTTCTGTACCTGCTGCCCAACTTTCTTGGCAGCTTTTACAGGATTGAGCATGTCCATCATTCCCATTGTGCTACTTCTTTCCTTTATGCCACGTCGTTACTGATTCGAGAGATTTAGTACCGAGTGGTGCAGCAGGATAGTACCACAGCGAATTATCCACTGGACCGGCGTAATTAAACACCAGCTTTGCATTAGGAGATGCACTATCCTGAATACAATCGTATACGCCCGGCGCAGTTCCACCTGATGGAACTAACAGCATGATCGCATCGACTGCGTGTCCATTAAACTGGTTCTGTCCGGGGTTCTTCTTGATGTGTCCCCACGCAGGATGCATCTTCTTATGCAGTTCTTCGCATCCAGCTTCCATGAACAATCCACAACCAGATGCAGTTGCAAGATTGAATGAACCAGAGTTCAGAACATGGTTCAGAATATCCAATGGATTCGCGTTTGGATTCGGCTGTTCAGTGCCAGGATCAGGAGGATCTACTACAACATCTGATGGAACCAGATAGTAATCATCGACTTGATGACGCGCGACTCCATCTGACCGCAAGATCAGGAAACCACGTACAGTCATCTTAGTGTAGCCGTCACATTCAACAGTGACTTCTGCACCGTTCTCGTCTACGACTCCATCAGGGATTGTAATGAACTGTCCCGCTCGTCCACCTGCATCGACATTCGGCACACCGACACCAACGAATCCACCATCATGGCGCAGAGTGACACGCGCTTCTAATGGACTACAATAGATCTGAAACTTGTGCGGCATTACTTCTCCTCAGTTTCCGAGTTTGGATCATTGAATACTACTGCCTTGATTGCCCACATTGCAGTAGTCTCATTGTTTGTTAATGCAACAGAGAGATGACGACTGTTCGGGCAAATTTCTTTCATCAGTCGTTCACCTTCACTGAAATGTTCTCGCAGTTTATTGATTTTAGCGAGTCCATCTGCTGACGGTTTGTGATACGCGTACGGCTTATCGATAGGCACTCTGTCCTCCGATTCAATTAAACTTACTTCTACCGAAACATTCACCAGCTAGTCTAATCTGGTCCACCATTACACCGATGGAATCCCAGATTAAATAGATTAGTTTCATTACATTCGTTTACAGGTTACAGTGTTTGCAGCCGCACTCTTAACGAATCCACCTGATGCAACACCACCAGATGTAAACGCAACGAATGCCGAGTTGTCTGCACTAATCGTCAGAGCACCCGCACTCGTCAGATAGACTGCGACTGCTGGTAGTGCGTATGATACTCCTGCCGTGAGTGCAGTAGGAGGACCGATTGGAATTGATTGAATGGGCATGACTACTTCTTGCTTTCCTTCTCGTGATGTTCCTCCACCACGAGTTTCTTCTTATCAGTCTTGACTTCCTCTCCGACTCCGAAGTGCGTATCCTTGTCAGTCTTTTTCTTACTAGTAACTAACACCTCAGGAGCCGCATTCGGATCAACGAATTCAAAGTTCACTGGAGCTGAATACTGCTGACCAGTACGCACACGCACCGGCACAATGACAGGAGCCTGCCACAGTGGCATATTCACACCAGTCGTCAGTTCAGTCGGAGATACGAATGTAGTAGGTTCCTCGTATCCATTGAATACGATGAGA